TTACTCTAGTATCTAATACTTGAATTAAATCATTAGAGTTTATAATTTGATATTTACTTATTTTATCTTTTTTAAAATCGAAGTGAATTAATCTTTGAAACCAATTCTTATAACGTCTTCTATAGACTTTATCTTCATATACAAATAAATCTTGATGATTTAGTATTTCCATAGTATGTGTGAACACGCTATCTTTTCTAGCCACCGTGATGGTTGTCAATTGATTTGGTTTTAGCTCTACACAGAAATCCTTTTCTTTCGAAGGGATTATTCTTACTGTGGTATCTCTAATTACGGTCTCAGTAGATGCTACTTGACGTAGTTGCTTATCTTTGATATTTAGCTTCTTTTGTTGATCTCTGGCGACCTTTATTAGACTATCATTAGAATTTTTAAAATCATTTACTGTCAATTCCAACAACCTTGCTTCATTTTTATTTTGATTTGCAATATTTTCCCATACTTGAGCATTATTCATTGCAATCCCTACTTGTTTATCTAAGTCATTTACTTTCTTAGCAAGTCTGGCATTATTAAACAATAGTAAACTAAAAATAACAGCAATTGCTAATTTTACTTTGGAAAATATCATTTTATTTTCTTTACTAATTTCTTTATTTTTGGTAAATCATCTTTTTCTATTGTAATGTCTAAATACTTTTCTCCTTTGCTACGTATGAATTTACTAAAGATTTTCCACGGTCCAGTAGGATCAATTGCTTGAAGGTTTTCGATTATCGACCATAGTTCAACTCCACAGACAATTCCTGAAAATGCTTCTACCAAATGCATGTCTATTGATTTTAATATTTCTGTGTCCATGAGATGACAACAAGAAATTATCATTGCACAGTTTCCGAATTTCTTTAAAGTAGACCACAATCTTCTAGATTCAAACTTACCACCACGAGTAATTGATACTCTGGTGCCAAGAATTGCATCTATAAGTATAAATACACACACTACAATTATTACTGTCCATATTGGAGCAAAGAATGTAGATAACCAACCCATTGTACCAGAAAGTAAACAGGCAGCAAATTTAATTGGTCCATCATTAACTAATTCTTTAAAGTAATTCACTGTAGCTACACTTTGAGCTGTTAATATAATATTATTTAGTTTTTGTAACATTACAATAATTTGAGAGGATGTGATTGAAAAACAAAACGCTAACCAATACAAAATTAGCTAGCGTTCTGATATCTTTTGACAGTTTATTTAGTAAACGTCAATAAGGTTTAAAAGTTCTTTATTTATAAATTGACACTACCCTAAGTAATAGCGGTTATTAACTAACCTAATTTAATTACTGGAAGTGCTACATTGGGTTTCCTCTTTACTGCTGTATGGGGTTCACCGACAAAAATACTTAATTGCCAAGCTGTAGTAGCATCTCCTTGTGTGGAAGACCAAAAAGCTTTAGCACCAGAAGAAGGAAAATAAGAAAAGCCAAATGTATCAAATACCCAATCATTCAATTCTGACACGTACCTGTGGATTATAATAAGTTCACCAATAGATGGTAAATACCAATTAGTACCAATCGGTACAGGAGTAAAACGATATGCATATCCAGCAGCATACTCATTTGATCCAGCAGCATTATGAAAGTTATTAAACAACACTTCTGTATTTTGTCTACCATTAAGATCATCAACACCAATTCCAACATCTGGTACTACAAAAGTATCAAAGTTTTCAGGACACCACCTATAACCATTAGTTAGATTTGGTTTAGGTGGAAGTAAAAACGAACCCTGATTATCTATAATAGCAAATCCAAGAACTTGTGATATAGCAGTAATGGATAATTTTTGAAATTCAGGAAAAGTATAAAATTTCTTATCCACGTGATATACATATATTCCTTCTACTACAGGTAGATTTGGATACACTTTCGTATTACCAAGAAATATTGCGTCCACCTTAGTTGTTCCCAACATTACATTTGTTATATCTGTACTTCCTAACTTTATCATATTAACCTGTAATTATATATAACGTTGTTGCCGATTTACTTGATAATGCATCATATGCAGACTGAGTCATAACTCTAATACTTGCTACACCAGATTCATTTTTAACAGGTGTGTAGCCTAGTGCACTAGTCACATTACCACTACTTAAAGAAATAGTTCCAGAAGAATTTGTAATGTTACTTCCAGTTTTTACTCCACCCAATACAGAACTGGTTGCCGTTGGCAATGAATAATTATTAGCATTAGTAGCTATACCATTTAATTTGGTTACCATTGCAGAACTCATTAGACCGTTAGCAGATGTGGTAGCAACTGCATATGTGGTATCTTTAGCAGATATACTTAATTGTCCTGCAGTAGGAGTAAGGGTTACATTACTACCAGCTACTACATTAATTGTTTTAGCTGCAGATCCATTAAAGGTATATAAATTTGTACCCTCTGTACTTCCTCCTGCTACTTTAAATATAAACGAATTAGCAACTTTCGATGCATTTACTGCAGTACCTCCACTAGCTAACGCACCAACTTCAGATGCTGTATAGGTAGGCTTAGATGAACCAATCCAGCTAGGTTTACTTGTAATTTCAGTCCAAGTATAAGTTGGCTTTGTACTAGCTTTAGCCCAAGCACTAACATCGGATGCTGGACGAGAATTACTTAGTCTCGAATCATTTCCTTGACAAGCCGTACCAGCTGCAGTACCATATGTTACACTAATTGTACCAGATGAGTTAGTAATACCAGTACTGGTTTTAACACCTCCTAATACAGATGAAGTAGCTGCAGGTAAACTATAATTATTTGCATTAGCTGCAACACCAGCTAACTTATTTTTTTCAGCTGTAGTATAATCATTTGTACTAAGAACTTTCCCTGATACTTTATCTACTTTGTTACCTAATGCTGAGTTCATTGCAGCAGTAGTTGCATAACCAGATAAATCTACAGTTTCACTGAGTTTATCCCATGTTGGTGTAGTAGATGTAGCTACATAGTTTGCACCAGTATCATTAACATTATAAACATCACCTATTGTTACATCCACAGTAGGTAAGCTAGAATAACTAGCAACAGATCCTTTTACTCTATAAACACTACTAACTTTACTATCTACTTCCGCTTTTGTATATACATTGCTTGCATTAGCTTTAGTAGCTAATTGTGTATCTACATAAGATTTTGTTACATCCACAGTAGGTATAGTAGGTTTATTACTAAGATCTGTATAACTACCAGAAGTGGCAACTGTAGCTAAATTTGGTTTACCAGTTAAATCATTATATGCACCGCTTGTAGCAACTGTAGCAAATTCAGGTTTGCTTAATACATTATCCCATTCAACTGAATCTGCCATACCACCACCAGTTGCACTAAGCACTTCACCATTCATGGTTAAACCTGTACCAACTTTAATACCACCTTTAACTGTATCTGAAGCTGTAGGCAACGTGTAATTGCTTAAACCTGCTAACTTAGTTTTCTCCTGAGAGGTGTAGTCATTAGAACTAAGTCCAAATCCATCCACCTTATCTACTTTACTTTGGATGGCCGTAGTATTAGCAGAAATAGCAGCAGTATTTTGAGATATTTTTTTATTTATTTCAGTAAAATCTACTTCTGGTATATTGACTACTGTCCATTCCCCGTTTTGTCTAGCATATTGTTTACCATCTAATGGAGCTTCTGGAATTACTGGATTATTATCCGAACTTAGGTATGGGATTTTGACCCACTCCCCATTATTTTTTACTTTAATTACCATAATTAGATATTAAATATTTGTCTACCAATAGATTTAGCATTATTCCTACATTCTTGAAACGCTTGCCATTCTTCAAAGCGACTACGTATTATTTCCCCATTCATAAATTGTTCAACCATATTAGACTTTAATGCTGCTTCTTCATCTGCACTATATTTAGTTCTAATAACTTTACTTACAAAAGAATCATAAGTTGGCTCTTCGTTAAATTTTAATTCATAGTAAGCGTAACCATGTATATCTTCAGAATTAACTTCTTCAATATCCCATCTAACAGCCCATTCATTCATTCCTAGGTATTCTATTACTTTAGGAATATTATCACCCTGTACTTTCTTTAATTCCATCATCACTTAATAATTTTTGTCTATAATCTTTAAAATTATAAGATCTTGTAAAGCGATACCATAAATTATGACAGTTTCCATATTTACACCATCCCCAATAAGCTGCCATTGCTGCTAGCCTCTTATTCTTACTTTTATAACTTAATTTGTGAATAAACTTCTTTTTGGTGTCTTTCCTGAGTAAAGTACGATCATGGTAAAATACATAACCAATAAAATCTATACCTCTTGCTTCTACAGGAAATATCTGCCAATTACGTTTTACTTTTAATTTCAAGTTATCAGCTAGATATTTTTCAATCTCTTGTAAGCAATATCTTAAGTAATCTTTATCTGGGTGTAATATAACAATATCATCACAACATCTGTAATAATATTTTATTTTTAATACTTGTTTAATCCACCTATCGAACCAAGCCAAATTCAAATTTGCTGCAAATTGAGATATATAATTTCCAATTGGTAAACCTTTTGGTGTAGAATAAACTACATGATGTAATAATCTTAATAGTTTCTTATCCTTAAATACCTTTTCAAACTGTGAGTATAACACATCTTGATCTATAGAAGGAAAGAACTTTTTAATATCTAATTTTAAACAATATTTTGTGCCTTCTTTATCAGCTTTTAAATCTCTTTTCAATCTCTTTACTCCATAATGGATACCTCTTCCTTTTAAACAGTTAAAGATATCTGCAGTAAATCTACTAACAAGGTAAGGTTCTATAACATTCATTATAGCATGATGGACTATTCTGTCTGGATAATACGGTAGCCTATATATCTCTCTTTCTTTATTACCACGATCGGCGATGATTGTGTATACGCAATATTCCGAAGTACGATACGTATCTTCTATTAATGCCTTTTGTAACCGGACCAGATTTTCATGTGGATTCCTGTCAAATTTCTTAACGCCGTATCTTTTAGTTTTACCTAATCTTGCCTTTTTGTCGGCCCGGACCAGATTTTCATATGATATTATCCTATTAAATAAATTGCCTATTCTTTTCATAAGCTATTTTGGTGGTAAGACCCGTTCGCCCAATACTACTAGGGTCTCTTCAAAGCACCTGTTATCTTTTACCTAGAGGTAAGGCTGATCTAAGTTCAACAAACATTTTTGTAATTACCTGAAAGTATCTGTTAGTTCCAAAATTTCACTGATATTTGTCTATGAATTCGAGGATGCATTATTAGCATTAGCTATGAAGACTCTGCATTGAGAACCATTATCTGAATTACCTGACTGTTTTTTCAAGTATGAAATAATGTGACAGCAGTCTTACTATAAAGTCATCTCATAGTAATTCTTTTAGATCCCGCCCTTGTTATTAATATTTAATTATCTGTATTACTCAGGACTATGCCTGCATTTTCTTAAATGTATCTGAATCAACTACAACGATCTTACCATAAAAGGCTAATCTTGCACCGAGAGTCGTCCACGAATCCGAGGAAGCAGTAGCAGCATAAGCCAGGAAGACCCCGCATCGAGAACCAACAGCCGAATCACCCGACCGTAGAAAGATTCTATTTCCTGTTGGATTAAACCAGCTATAATCGGAATAGTAAGTAGTTTCAGATCCACCATGTGCTGTAGGAACTACATCACCATATTTGCCTTGAGCTACGGCTTTAGTCCATCCATTATATCCATCAGTTGCAGCTGGATTAGGTTCATACCCTACAACTCTGATATTAGTAGCACCTGCTGCTTCAAGCTCTGCTACATCCTTATCTGGGAATGAACCTCCGTCATATACAACGTATTTACCTTTTAAAATGTTTATTCCTTGTACAAACTCCCACTTACTGTAATAGCAGTCTTCAAGTCCTAGGAAGTTAGTTGAATAGTATGATGTATCATTTGTAGTAGCCTTTTTACCATCTCTATTACCCAATGTAATAGTTGCTCCAGTAACTCCATAATTATATCTTTTGGTTCCACCAGAACAGGGTATTGCTGAATTAGAAGTACTGATGTTAGTGGTTTTATAGTAAGCACAAAACATTCTAGCTATAGTAGCATGAGATCTATAATCTCCAATACTCCATAAAGGACCATTTGACTTAGCTTGAGATATAAATGTAGCCATTGTTTGTGAAGCAGTAGACGCTACACCCCATACAGACATTAAAGTTCCATCAGTATTAGTATAAGCCTCAAAAGTACTTAACAACATTTCAGGTTCTTCGATATAATCACCATCAATTTGTTGTTCAGAAATATAAGTTCTCCAAATGCCAGGTGATCTTTCAACAGTTTTATGATAGTATTTTGGGAAATACACCATTCTATTTTCTTTTCTAGAAAGGTCAATATCCATAGTAGAACCATCGGGCCAATTAGCACTATTTTCTTCATTACAATAACTAATTAATGCAGCATCATCTCCATAGGGTTTAGCAATACATCTCTTAAACTTACTTCTTAATGATTCAATTACATTTCTATTACCACCTGTCAGACACGTTGTGGATGAAGCATTTTCATTGTTTTCATACCAATACGCTAGAGTGTCTTCTAGATTGTTATCGGTTGCAATTCGATTACAATACCAAACTTTATTGTATGTACCAAATAAATATGATTCTCCATTTAATGCATTATATTGTGCACTACAATATGTAGGTAATAATGTTGTTTCATCAAGCCCATTATTACTATACAAGGATACTATACACCAACCATGACTATTAGGAGTTATTTTTCCTTGAATACTTATACTACCTTTGTTTTTATAATTTCTAATAGCCCATTTACATATTGCTTGCAAATAGTCCACCGTAGGATGACCAGCGGTCTCATAATCTTCTCTTAGTAAATCATTTTCAATCAGAGTAGCCCACGTTGGGAAATTAGCGTACAATGCTACATTGTAATTTTCAAATCCAGCATGGTATCCATCCAAAGTATCAGCATCTAATCCACTACCTGTACCATCATTACCAGCGTGCCATACTTTTCCGTCTACACCATTTGTTAAGTATTTTAATTCTCCATCATTTGCAATGTGAAATCTACTAGAGGATCCATAATTGTACATACTTGTACCGTGAGTATTGTGATAACCAAATGAACCTTTATTGTTATCATCAATATCCATACGAACAAATATTTCATCATTTTCTGGAGTATCACTAGTTTCTTTAGCTAAACGTAAAGTAAAGCCTGTACTTGCTGGCGTTTTTATGTTTAATCTGCCACTCATAGTATCACCAGTCTTTTTCACATATCTAGCATCACTAGTATCTTGTGTCATTGCTGTGATACCTTTAGCAAAAGCTATTTTTGTACCATTCTTAGTAACTGTAGTAATTACATTACCTGTACCAGTTACTTCAATTGTCTCAAGTTTGTTTGCTTTTATGTTGGTAATATCCTGAGTAATAGTAGAATCATCATAGTTACTTAACCCATCAAGCTTAGTCTTATCAGCAGCAGACATTACACCCGCAGTAGTAGTAGTGGCTTTGTTAATAGTAAGTACTTGATTGGAATTGTTATCTGTAACAGGATCTTTAATATTCAATGTAATAGCAGCATTATTTGCATCTTGTGTAAAACTACCACTAGTTACATAACTATTAAGATTATCTACTTTATTTTTGTCAGCATTACTATAGTCGTTAGTAGATAAATCTTTACCTTCTACTTGATGAACAAATCTTGCGTCAGCATCATTTTTACTATAACCATCAAATGTAAAGTCGTAATCTTCATCAGTATCCATCCAGATTATTTCTTCATTAGTAGGTTCATTTGGACCAATTGCTACATCCTCTGGAATAGTTACATTCTTATTAACAACATTGAGTTCTACTCTTTTAGTAATAGTCTCAATCTTATTAACTTGTGCACCTGCTTCAATACCTTGTAACTTTGCAAAGTCTTCCTTGGACATCAAACCATTAGCTGTCAATGATGCTAATTCAGCAGTACCACCTAATGCATCCCAACCTTCACTTGTCCATGCGTAGTTAGTATCGTTCTTACGAACATTCCATACATCACCAATCACATTACCTTCAGTAGGTAAATCTTCTACACTATCTACAGATCCCTTAAAGATGTACACAGAAGTAAATTTACTATCTACTTGGGATTTATTATAGTAGTTGTTAGCAAGATCATCTGCTACTACCTTTATGTTAGCATCAGTTTGATCTTTAGTATAGTACCTAGTATCATGAGTATGAGTAGTTACTTCACCTACTAATACAGCTTCAATAGCTGCTTTACTAAGTTCAGCATCTTTACCAGGTTCTCCTTGAGGTCCTTGGAATCTACCCATGTTAACCCATTCTGTACCATTCCAAAAGTATAAGTCTGTACCAACAATATAAGAATCACTAAGCTGTGGGTCTACAATGTCATTTAAATCTTCTGGACTATTAAGACTACCTTTCAAGAGAATACCTGAAGATGGCCAACCTGTGTTTACATACACATCATTGACTTCATCCCAAAGATACCAATATCCATCTTCTCCTACTTTGGGTGGATTGTCTGCATATTCCTTAGCTCTTGCTGCTTGAGTATTAGCATTATTAGCAGCAGTGGTAGCATTTGTAGTAGCTTGTTGTGCAGCTGTTTTAGCCTCATTTACGGCAGTTATAGCATCAGCTGTATTCTTTTCCCTTGCAGCCTCTTGAGTCTCTCTAACAGCCTCATTTGCCTGTCTAGTGGATTCATTTGATACCCTTTCTTGTTCTGCTGTATCACGAGCTGTTTCTGCTTCTACACGCTTAGCTTCTTCCTCCTTTCTAGAAGTTTCAGCGGTTACTCTTTCACTTTCAGATGCAACTCTAATTGCTTCATTAGCTATACGTTCTTTTTCTTTAGTGTTACGTTCGCTTTCAGAATTTGCTCTTAATTGCTCTGCTGCTACTCTTGCACCTTCAGCTGTTACACGATCTGATTCCGCATTAACCCTACTAGACTCTGCTTCTTTTCTAGAGGTCTCAGCAGCAATACGAGCATTCTCAGCAGTTACTCTTTTAGACTCTTCTGCTTTCCTACTATCTTCATTAGAGATACGTGTATTTTCATTGCTTACTCTGGTATTCTCAGCATTAACTCTACCTTGTTCCGCAGTAACACGTAATGCTTCTGCTTCCTTAACAGCTTGCTCAGTAGCTTCTACTTGAGCTTTAGCTTCTAATGCTTTTGCTGCTGCATCTAATGCAGGTTGTTTTAATGATTGAACCCATTCCTCTTCAGTACCTACAAAACCATGTTTTACTGCAACTTCATATGCTGACCAACCTTGAATACCTTGCATACCAGATAAGTCAACAATGAACTTCCAACCTTCTTGAGTCTTTAAGTAAACTTTAGCATCATCAGGATCTTCTACATCATTAGTATTAATAAGTACATACTCACCTAACTTTACATCAGCAGTACCCCAATCAGCTTCCATTGCTTCAACTGAAGGATATTCCTTTTTATAAGTAAAAGCATCACCAATAGCAGCTATACCAGTATTAATATATTGTTTAGTATCATAGTCATAGATCCACCAATCATTATCTACAATCTTTGGTGGATTACTAGCAATCTCTTCAGCTTTTTCAGTAGCAGCTATAGCATCGTCAACTATACCTTCAATTTCTTTTACAGCTTGATCAGCTTTATCTGCAGCTTCATTTGCTTTGTTAGCTGCTTCTAGTGCAGCAACAGCAGCATCTTCAGATGCTTTACTTAAGCTATCAATCCAATCTTGTTCACTACCTTTGAAACCTAATTTAACTGCAATATCGTAAGCACTAAGACCACGAGCTTCTATACCTGTATCTACATATACTTTGTTGATAGGATCATAAGTAAACCAATGATCATTCTCACCTATATACGGAGTCTCTGCAGTAGCTTTTACTCCAGTATCTCTATTGTCTACCCACCAGTTGCCATTAGGCCCAATAAATGGTGGTACATAGTCATCTTTACTTACATCAAAGAGTACAATCCATTTTTCTATATCACGGTTGTAAACTTTAATTATTCTACCTTTTGAATCTGCTCCCAAGTCAACCCAGTACCCAACCTGATCTGGATTGGGTACGGTTATACTTGCAAACCATTCATAATATACATTATTCTTAATCATATTAAACTATATATGGATTTTCCTCTTTTATTGTTTGTATTGCTTCTAACCACTTGTTATAGTACTCAGTAGCTTTCTCATCATTACCTAATGCTGTATTTTTTACATACCCCATATAAAGAGGGTCTGCAACACTTTTATAATCCTTTTCTCTATTTTTCTCTATCTCGATATTTTTATTAATTTTTATATCTTCTATTTCTTCCTGAGTAAGAGGAAGCATGTAAAAAAGATGATATAAATCATAATCTTTATGAGAATTATAG